CAAAGCCGCGTTCGACGGCCACTTCGTAAGCACTCTTGCCGTCCTTGCCCGGTAAACCCGGGACTTGTACGGCAATATTCAGCGGATTCGGTAATGTGAGTTCTACTTTTTGTTTTTCTTCCATTTCGGTTTCCCCCTCTTCAGTGATGCGGATTAATGCATCGAAACATCTCTTATTATCGTCATTTTGCCCATGACAATTTTGTACGTCCAGTCGGGCGTATGAATAAATACGTCGTACTTTGCGTGCATGACTTTCGGATTCGCTTGAAGACTTACCGAGGACGGGATCCGAACCTCGGCCGTGTTCCCGTTCATTCGGCAGTCGCCTTGCATAATCAGAACCCCGTTCATCGCTCGGACCTTCATTACAACACTAGCGGCTGAATAGTCGCCGTTCTCGTTCGGGATAACGTAATTTCTCGCCCAGTCCGACCCGATATGTAATTCGTCGTCGAAATGTATCATCGCTATACCCTTTCGTATTTAATGCCGATAATGTCAACAATAGCGGTATTTTGGTTGTTAACGGCCAATAATGTATTCGTCGATACTATCCCGGAGCGTCCAAGTGCTGCCGTCTGTACTCTCGAATTGATTTGCCATATGTTGTTATTATTCGGCCCTATATCAATCGGACCGGGTTGACTCATGAGATAATCTAACACGGATGCGTCATATTCTTTAACGCTTCGATACGTTCCGGTATCAGTAGTACTTATGATGAGAATCTTATCAAACGTTGTGAAATCTTCTGACAGATAAATATCGCCTCGATGAAAATCGTATCCGGTAGCGTCACCGCTATATGCGGTAATCCCGGTTTGTGAATTTACGGCATCTCGCACGTCAACCCCGTTATTAAGGCTCTTCATGCGTTCCCAGTCGATAATCGACTTCATAACTAACGGTTTTTTGTGACCGCCTACAATGTCAATAACGTTTGATTTGAACGCCATAAAATCGGCCTTGTCGGCCTTCTTGTCGAATTGTTTCTTGTGTGCGTCCGTGGCTTCGTCGTGCGTTTTTATTTCCTGTCGCACTTCGTCGGCCGATAATCCCTCGGTAACTGTGCCGTCGACGGTTACATTTTCGGCATTAGAATAGCCGAACGCCACTGTAAGCGTGTGACGTGTTTCGCCGTTAGCCCCCATGACCGGCAATGTCGCCGGAGTATCGTCTGTCATGGCTGAAAACAGCACCAATTGTGCATCGGCATTTCTTACATAAAAGCCAATTTCACGCAAGGTAATCGCCTCTTGAGTGCCTCGGTTCGATACCCTAAACCGTACCTTGCAATCTACCCCGTCTTGAATAACGCTGATAATATCGGCCTTTATCTTCTTATGGCCCAGGTCTGTTGCTTGTTCAATGTCACTGACAGCCCCGTCGCCGAACCATATTTCCTCGATTTTCAGCTTCATTTTGTTTGCCAATAACTCGGCGTGAATCTTTTTCCCGGCATTGGTCAATTTTGCTTCGCTCCACATATTTTTCGCTCCTTTCTATCCCTTATACGGTTTCGAGTGCCAAGCGGCCGCCGTAATAAATCCGTTCCCGGATTTCATTCATTCGGTTAATCGATATATCCTCGTTCACGCTTTCGGCCACGACACGACCGCCGAAGTAAATTGTTTCCGTACTCGACTGTTCACTTTGTGACTTCATGATTAAATTTTTCGGGATAATCGGCTCGGACCAGTCGTATATTTCTTGTACTCGATTGGCCGCATCTCTTGAGAGTGTGAACCATATTTCATACTTATCGCCGTTAATTTCGGGTAATACATTCCCGATACCGAATTGGTCGTCCAAGAGTTCTTGCAGCTTTTTAAGCGTGTACGGCCTACTACCTCCGAGTAACGTCATGATGCGGTCACGACGTACCTCGACCGTGTCATTGACTCCGGGTAGAACGTCGAAAATCGCTTCCCACTGCTCCAGGCCGTACCCTGTTGCGGTGCTTATGTACTGATTAATGAGAATATTGCACATTGCATTCCACAATGCCCTGAATTCGGGATTTTCAATTCGCATAATTTCCTGAACGTCGAGGCTGTCACGACTTACCGGCGTAAGGTATCTTGATATATCAATATCACGTTCCAAATTCACGCTATGCACCCACTTTCGTGAGTTCGAGTGTTCCTAGTACCGGGACCGCTTCTGCACCCACGCCCGTATTCTCTTCCAGGCCTCTGACCTTAACGCTTGTTACGTCAACGACTCCGGGAATGTTCAATAAGGACATCAGAATATAAGCCGGCCTGACGGTCGTTCCCTCTGTGTCGGACTTCTTGCCCCAGGCGGCTCGCTCTTTAGCGAAATACTCTTTAATGGCCTTTTCTGCCACGGGCTTTACGTCTTCGATGCTAATGCCCTTGCCAAGTATCACGGATGCGGTTACCGGAATAGGCGTTGCCGTCACAGCCTTAACCGTTACCGTGTGGCCAATCGGAGCAAGGCCGTACCCCTTTCCTTGCGGTGTCGGGTCCATGACTTCCTGAACTTCCTTAACGAGCCCCTCGTCGGGTACTTCGTACTCGGTATTAATAATCACGAGCTTAACCGTACCGCCGCCATTCCAACAGCGGAACACTTTCACACCGCCAACGCCAGGAATGGCGAGCGTTTTTTCTTTATAGTCTGCTCCGTTTCCTCCGTAGGCTTTCGACTTCAAAGCCTCGAAATACCGTTCCCTGAACGTTTCCGTGTCTTCTTCATCTTCGCCAGGCGTAATGACTTTTGTGATTTTGGCACTCGTTAACCCGTTAACGGGAATAATCGGCGTAATATCTCCGATTGTTGTGTTCCCGCCTCGGCCAAGCTGTTCGCATTTCATCTTATATGTATGTGCGTCGTCATCGACAAGCTCCGTTACGATAAAGTTATAATTACCGGAATTGAACCGGGTATATAGCGGCACCGGAATGTCGAATTGACCCAGTACCTCGGCCGGTGTGGCCGCTTCCGGGTAAATATTAAACTCTGCGGCTCGGAGCGTTAAAAATTCCCTGTCCGCTGTCGTGGCGAACGTCTGCCGGAGTATGACCCTGGCCATAATATAAGCCTCGGCCAACTCCAAAGCGGCCGGCGCTGTCGCATCGTAAATAATTGACCCCTCTCGCTTATCAAAAGTAGATCTGACTCGGGCTAACATCCTTTTTTCGATTTTATCGAAGGTCATGTTTTCGTACATTTAAACGCTCACCCCCTTTGTGATATTCTCAAGCGTTCCGAATATCGTTTCCACGTCGAACGCCGCAAATACATCTCCGTCGTCATGGCTGAACTCGAATCCCGTAACTGATATGATTCTGTCGTCGGCTTCAAGTGCTTCCGTGATGCGACGTTGCAACTCGGCGTAAACATACGGTATCGGTTGTCCGAATAGGTCTTCCAATTCAATACCGTAATTCCACGAATAAATCGGATAACGGTATCGTTCCGTACTTAATATTTTGAATACGGCTAACTTCATAGCTTTTAGCCCGTCTGTAAACCCGTTTATTTGCCCGTCGGCCTCGAACTCAACGTTGTATGTATACGAAGGCTGACGGGTCTGTATAATCTCCGGCGAACCTTGCGTTGCCGAAGTCGGTAATAATTCATTCGCTATTTCGTTGTGCACCCCCTGTCGGGATTGTACCAACGGTCAAGGGCTATATACCTTTGGCCGCCGCTTTCACGCAATAAAATGACCTTGTCGCCAAGGACAAGGCCGTTGTGAACCAAGAATTTTTTACGTCCTACATACCCATGATGATGCGGAGCGTAAGCGGCATCGCCACTGCCTCCGCTTGCGTCTTCCGTGATATGGTCAACGCTCATCTCTATCGTATGTTCGCATGTATTCTTCGTCAGTGATATATTCGATTCCGGGATTGTAATTTTTTGGTCGACGGTAATTGCCAACGGGTCCACGGCTGTAACTTCCCCGACAAGAATGTCTGACATATCCAAGTCGGAAAGCGTATTAACGACGATACCTTTCATCGCCTCTACAATGCGATTGTAATCGTTATGCATTTACGTTGCCCCCATTCGTATAACCTTCGTCGGCAACTCACCGTTACCCCAGGCGTAGGCGGCATCGCCGTAATGCATGGCGTATCCTTTACTCGACGAGTTGCCGAAACAACCGCCTGCACCGTCCGCAATAACGACATGGTCATCATCGCCGTAAATGAGTAAGTCGCCTTTGTTGGCGTACCCGTTAAACGATTCCGTAACGTATCCCTTCGCTTCCAAATTGCCTCGAAGGGTCGGTACGGATGCGGTACCTTTGTTATATTCGTCCGCAAGGTCCTTGTTATACCACGAACCGGCTGCACACACTGTGTCTGCACATCCTACAGAACCATACGGGCTGACCCTTCCGTCATTCATGGAAAATGCCGTATCGACCTGTGCCGCTGTACCGCTTCCCGTGGCCAGACCGCCGATACCCATATGCCGTGCCTCCGACGTCTTTTGTGCTGCCTGTATCTTCTTCACGGCTTCCGCATCTTCGTTATTCGTGACTTCCGTCTTGCGTTCTTCTTCGTAAGTCACGAATAAGTCGAGGTCCATCAAATGCACCCCGGTCTTGAACGTGTGCGTTACCGATTCGACCATCATGTACTGATTGATATTCACATCGCCGAAATCTTTGTTGACATACAATAAAGAACCGCCACGAACTCGAATATCCCCGATAACGCCTTTCAGTCGTATATCTCGGGTCTTTCTGTTCTTCAACTTTAGCATGTTCGCCGCACGTTTAACGGCATCGACATCTTTTGCATCGGGAACCAATACGCATTGAAGTCTGCCCCATTCCTCGATATGTTCCTTATCCATTTCGACGTATGTGCTTTTCAAGACTTTCGATTCGCCGTCGGGAACGGTACGATAAACCTTTATCACGTCGTATGTGTCCTTGTCGATAGAAGTCTTGTAATCGACATCCGTCATGCAGTCATCATCGATATATATATCGGTCTTCATTCCTTCCGTGACCGATTTCAGCATCAGCTGACCGCCGTCGTCGTACAGTTGGTAATATTTTTGAGTCTGTATGGTCGTAAGGTCCAAGGCCCGTTGGATAATATCGGCGAGGGTCTTGTCCTTTTCAATGCGTTGCGGTTTGGCCGGGAATTTATATACTGTGTTGTCGATTTCTCCGACTTTCAATTCGAAGTCCTCGGCAATGTTTTTAATGAGGTCCGTGGCGGTAATATCGCCGTATACGTAACAATCCTTATTTTTGAGGTATCTCAACTGGTCGTAAGCCGTCACGGAGATAATCGCCGACTTGTCCCGGCTCTTCTCGAATACCGTTCCCACGAACACCAATTCGCCGTTTACTTTAAACTCAATGTGATTGCCTTCCGTAAAGTCCAGTATGTCATCTTTCGGGATTTTTATTGTGAGTTTCGCCGGCTCGCAATCAATGCCCCTGGTCAGTTGCACATCGTCCAGTACATCGCATAAAAACGTCTTGTCCTTATTCGTAATGACGCATTGATACTCCAAAGGTACGGGCATCGGGTACTTGGTGAGTACCCGGCCCGACTTTTTCGGCTCTTCCTTTTTCTGTTCGTCTGCCATTACGTCATTCGACCCCCGTTCTGTACCTTCTCAGTGAGTGATTCGTCTTTTAATTTAATCAGCTGTCCGTAGGTAAGAAGGCCCGGAACAGCGATTTTATTTAAGGCCGCTATGGCGAATAAGTTATCCGGATTGCCGAGTTGAGTCCGTACAACCTGTTGAAGGGTTGCCCCGAATCCACTTTTTACGGATTTCGGTACTTCCTTGCCCGTTGTCGGCCTATCGCCTTGTACCGTTCCCGTAACCTTTCCGTTTTCGTCCGTCGTAACCTCGATGCGTTTCGCTCCCCAATCCTTCCACTTCTTTAGTTTTATGTTCGCATACATGTCGAACCCTTCGTCTGTCGAATCTTCGAGTGTCCAGTCCTCGAGGGTGCATTTCATGTTGTTCATTCCAAGCATCGAGCCTTTCGGACTCATGCGGACCATGATGAACTGTATAACACCTTTCTTCTTTAACTTCTCCAACTCATCGAGGTAGTATTTCGCCTTACGGCCTTTAAACAGCGTCGACTGATTGAACGGGTAATTACTGTTCGGCAACATGAATTTGAAGCTGACTTCCGTCAGTCCAGGCGGCTTAATGATATTGACTTCGCCCTTGCCGATAAGGTCTATTGTTTCATTCTTCCCGGCGATAGTCGTCGTCATTTCGGCCGGCGGTATCGGTATCTCCATTCTGTCAAGGTACATGTAATACACTAAATACCGACCCCCTGTCTTTGCCCGTTCACGGCCTGTTCGATACCCTTCCGAAGATCCGATACGAATCCGTCCATATCGGTATCGTTATTAATCGTTACGTCATTACTGATATTTACGACTGTGTTTTGTTTTGTGAATTTACTTAGTGCGGAACGGACGGCTGCATCTCGCAGCTCTTTAATTTCCGTTTCCGTCATGTCGATTTTGTCGGCGATTCGCTTCGTGTTGTCGGCCGTTTGTTTAGCGTTTTTCGCCGCTTCTTTGCCGCCACTTCCTCCGGCCGCTCCGTCCTTACCGGCACCGCTTTCAATCTTCGACGCATCGTATTCGCCAGGGTTGGAAATATCGGGTGTTTTTAACATATCCCCGATTCGGTCGCCAATCCCGTCGCCAATTTCGTACCCGGTTTGAGCGAATTCGGAAATGTTCCCGTATTCCATTTTCTGTGCGACAGTCACCTCGCCGCCGGAAACAGCGAAATGCTCGGCCTGTAATACGTTTTCTCCGATATGGTCAATCGCACCGCCGATAACGGACTTTATACCGGGAATGTTCCCGATAAGGTCAATAATGGCGTTTACGGCTGCCTTTACGTAGCCGACGATGCCGTTCCATATATCAATAAACAGATTGGCAACGGCTGCCAACGGGTCACGGAATACGTTAGCGAAGAAGTTCGCCAAGGCTGCAAAAATATTCCACACGAATACAACCGTGTTGTATATCACACCGCCCAGAATTCCGAACAAGCCTCCAACAAGGCCCGTAACGGATATAGACGTATCCGCAAAGTAATTGAACACGTCAACGGCCAAGAATACTAACGCTACAATGGCAACGATACCGGCAATAATCCAGGTTATCGGGCACGCCGCAAGGGCCACGTTTAGCGCGTCTTGTGCGGCGGTCATTGCAATAAGTGCT